ATGTTTAATAACGGTCTTTCTGCGAAAGAACGTAAAAAAATGTTTCCAAAAAACTCTAAAAATTGTTATTCTAACGTGGATTTTATCCCTTGCAGACGCCATGACGGCGAGGACGGCAAGGATTCCTATCTGTTTTATTATGTGAGAAATCCGGAGTCAGGCAAGCTTGTCAGATTCAAGATCATGCTCAACCGATACTTGAAAGGTGCTGAGCGTGACTTCATGGCTGCTCAGATATCAGCCAATGTATATAACAACTTCATGAAGGGCATCAATCCCTTCACAGCTCCGTCTGTAGGACGCACGGCCACGCCTCTGATGACAGTCATAGGCAGGTACAAGACCTATATCAAGAAACTGGAGCAGAAGGGTGCCATGTCTGAAAAGACCCGGATAGATTATTATTCACGGCTGAACATCTTCGAGGAATGGCTGGAAGACCGGCACTATAATAATAAAAAGGTATATGAGCTAGACACGGCACTGGCAACAGACTTCCTGGACTACATTCTTCTCGACCGTGAGACGTCCACCCTGACCAGAAACAACTACCGTACATGGATGTCCGCTTTCTGCACCTGGCTGGTGGAAAAGCAGTATCTCTCTGACAATCCGATAACGAAGATCCCGATTCTTCCTGTGAAGGAAAAGTTCAGGGAGCCATTGTCGGTACCAGACGTGAAGCGTATGTCCGCATACCTCAGACAGACAGATAAGCGGTTCCTGCTGGCCTGCTACTTCGAGTATTACACGATGATCAGGCCCATCGAGCTCGTGAAGATACGAGTGAGGGATATCCAGTTGCAGGATCAGACGGTATTTGTCCCGTCGATGGTAAGTAAGAACCGCAAGAACGGACGGGTCCCACTTCACGATAAGATTGTGAAGCTGATGCTGGAACTCGAAGTGTTCAGTCATTCCGGGAGATCGTACTTGTTCGGCAAGCAGTTCATACCATCAGAGGAACGTGCCAGGAGCGATATCTTCAGGAACCGCTTTGCCAAGCTCCGCGAGGAATTGGGATTTCCACCTTATTATATGTTCTATAGCCTGAAGGATACCGGCATCATCGACCATGGCGAGAAGCTGGGCGTAATATCAGCGAGGGACCAGGCACGCCATTCCAGCGTGGAGGTCACGAACCTCTATATGAAGCGACGGTCTGGCTATGTCAACGAGGCAGCCAAGCACTTTGACGGCGACCTATGACACTATTTCATAGAAGTAGCCGGTCATCAGTTTGTCAAGGTTCCCTTGCTTGATGCTGGCCTCGATCTTCTCACATGCATACCTCTTTCCTCCGATAATGAAGATATTGTCGGCCTCCGGGATGTAGTCAGACAGGAACTTGAAGATGTGCTTCACATTGTGGGAGCATCTGAAGTTTATCTTGTGCAGCTGCCCGAGATAGAAATCATAACCTGTCAGGTCATTCAGGCTGAAACTCCATTTGCTGCGGTTGTTAGACAACTGCTTCTTGAAATTGTAGTCTGTGAATGCCAGATGAATCAGGTATGTAAAAGACTTGCCGCCGTAATGCTCCGACACTGCAGTTACATACTCTTCCTTTCCATCGAGGAACGCTACACTCATGATATCTGACTTTTCCTCGTTGCTGACGATTGACTCAGAGCCTTCCACCAGGCTCTGGAGTGTCGGGCTATTCTCCTGGCTTTCATTCCCTGAAGGGTTGTATCCGAAGTTTATACTTTGACCGAATGGGTTTGAAACGGAAGGAAGGTTAAGATCCAGATTGAATTTATATGGACTAACCAGAAAGTCATGCGTTGCATAGATGGTACATTCCACCTCTTCCTCGATGTATGCAGGGGAGATCTTCAGTTTGACACTGTCGGCACCCTCGAATCGTTTCAACGGATTGAACGGAGCCACGCGTTTCAGTTCATAGTCATTCTCACCCTTTTCCCATCCTACATATAGTTCTCCGTTCAGGTTGTATATCTTATGCATCCTGACGGCATCAGACTCGTTGCGGAAGGCATTGTTCATAACTCCGGCATCAGAGTATTCAGAAGTATATTTTGCCTGCTCGAGGATTTCTTCATCGACAGTCTCTGAGGTGGAATTCTCCATCTCGAACTCAACGTTCCTGTTCATGATGCCCTCTGCATCGTCATCCTTCGAGTATTCTGCCTGGAATTCATTCAGAGGTGTGATAGTGGTGACAGGGTTTTGTGCGAAACTGTCAAGCGGAACCAGGCGCAGCGCCTTGTTTCCGCTCCGGACCAGAGTACATCCGAAGAAATTCTGGAACTGCTTGAAGAATTCCTTGACAGTCCAGTGAGGGATTTTCTTTCCGAGGTTGCCATGTGTTGCCGATACTATAAATATACTATAGCATGCTGCAGGAAGAATTGACATGTCTAATGTGTATCCCATCTTCGATGCGATAAGCCTTGCTACGTCCAGTAGTCGCGGACACTCGCTGACATAAGTACAGGATCTTGCCAGCATAAAATCTGCATCAGCGATGTTGACCACTATATCGTTCGTATTGTCCAGGACAGGAAAACCGTATCCTGTGTGGGTACCGCCCATAATGTCGTCTAATGGTGCGTCTGACGTAGGGCCGTAATCGAGAAAACCTGTAAGGTTCAGTTGCCAGCCCTCCTTCTCTGTAATCAGGTTATCAATGTATGTCCCTTCCTGTTCGCTTGACATCTTCAGGGCTGAGACGCCACAGGCAAGTTGAACCTTAACAACCGACTCTGTGGACTGTACGATACGTGCAGTTCCTTCCATCAGCAGAGAGTTCGAGCAATACAGCCTGCAGGCGTATTCTCTGTATTCTCTCTTTTTTTCCAGCTTCTGTATGCTTCCGAAAAACTTCCGGTTCTGAAGGATGGAGAGCGGGATGGAAACATCAAGGGTGTAAGAATCCGAAAGCGTGAAGTACGGATTCTCCCTTGTTATCTTGATCTCCTGAGTACTATCAGTGATGACCTCTTGGTTATCCAGGAATAATTTGACTGCCATATTTACTTGTTCTTTAGCATCCTATCCAATAATTCTTGTTGTGCGTTCAATCCGTCAGTACCCGTAAGAACTACCCTCGCATCGATGGGGATATTCAGCCTTGCAATAAGTCGGTCTGTAGCTTCTCGGTGTGCATCGACGGCATCTCGCAACTCTTCATTATCAGTCTGGACGTTGACAATCGGAGTTACGATCTGGCTGCTGCCACCAGCACCCATGGAGCGCGACACGTCCTCCGCAGTCAGCGAACCAACGGTGTTGTTACGCTGAGCTTGGTCGAGGAAGTTCAGGAACGGCAGCACATTCGGATTGTTGACAGCCTGATGGTTGGCTACGAACTCGCCTTCATGTACCACTCCGGCTTCCTTCTGATATCGCTTGCCTCCGGTGAAACCGCCACTATAGTAACCCATTTCCTCCGTCTGATGCTGTTTTTTAATCGTGGCTATCTGGAGCATGCCGGCAGCCACTGCAGCAGCTGCTGCGATAGGTGCCAGGATATAACCGATGAGCGGTACCTGTGCAGCAGACGAATAGGCGTTGATGGCACTCATTGCCGTGCTGGCAAGTGCCTGGGCAATCTCTATCTTCATGGCCCGTTTATTGGCCTTTGACTTGATGGCAGCAATCTCCTTCTGCTTTTTCTCTTCGAGTTTCTTGCGTTTTCGCTCGTTGTTACCTGCTGCCTCAATCTGTTTGTCGTAGTTCTTTTCTACGACGGCTACCTCATAGTCAGAGCATGCCTTGGCATAGTTGCTGATTCCACCCAGAACGGCTGAAACCGATTGGAACATTACCTGGTACTTCTGCTGAACCTGCTCGATGAACTCAGAGAGGTTCTGAGCCTTTGCTGCAAGATACTCGGCATGAGTCAGCTTGTCTTGCTCATAGAGCTGTTTCAGCATTGTGTTTGTATTCAGATAGTTTGTCAGATCGCCGGTCCATGGATTGCTGGCATTAGCATCGCCTGCCTTTTCGCGTGCGACGGCCAGACCATTGTTCACATTCTCTGTGAACTTGTCCTTTGTAGCCTGTGCAGGGTTCTGGGCATACTTAGCCTCGATGGCCAACCTTGCCTGCTGGTAGTCCTCTTCAGCCAGCAGTTTCTTGTCGTAGAGTTCCTGCAGGGCATTCAGTTCAATGTCACGTTGCATGTCGTTGGACTGATAGAGGTAATCGGTCCGGATCTTTAGCAGGCGTTCCTCGATGTCGCGCCGAGTCTCTTCCTGATGTTGTGCGCTGCGGTCAGCTATTTCCCATTCTAATTGCATTTCTTCCAGTGATCCTTTTACGGCCTGGTCTTTCTTCCACTGCAAGAAAGACATTTCTTCCTGGAATAACATTTCATTCAACACCTGCTCATTATGGTATGCAGCAAACCTTTCATCGTAGAAGCTGGATTCCAGCATGGCCATCTTCTGGCTATGCTCTCGTTCTTTCTCCTTCAGGGATAGTTTCCTTGCCTCTTCATCCCCATGGGCAAGCAGCATTTTCTCCTGGGCATCGAGGCGCAGGTATTCGGTACTACCCTTCTCAAAGAGCGCCTTACGCTCTTTGATGCTCTCCAGTTGGATCTGCTTACGCTTCTCGATGTAGTCGCGATAGTTCGTCAGACCGAGGCTATAGCTGACGGCTTCCTCTGCCAGACGGTTGTCCATCTCTGCTTTCAGTTGCTTGCTCTGCTCATGCAGGGCCTTCCGTTCCTCGTTCTCTTTCTTCTTACGCTCTGCCTCTGCCTTGCGCTGCTCTCTTTCCTGTTTCTTCATATCGGCATCAGACACGTAAGGCTGCTTTTTCTGGGGCTTCACGACAATCTCCGGCAGTGTCTGCTCGACGGGTTTGTCCGCTGCAGCCTTGCCGACAGATGCACCGATGGCTGCACCTTCAGCCACAGCATTCTCACCGGAACCGGCAGGAGGTGGAGCAGAGAATGTTTCCTTCACTGTACGCTTTACGTTGTTGAACTGAGCGACAGCGGCATCAGCGATGGCCTTGAAGCCTTGTTTGAAGCCGTCTTTGATTTTTCCCCAATCTAGCGTGAATATACCTTCTATCACTGTGGCTACTGCCCCCAGTTCGTCAATCAGGTATTTCACGGCGATGGTTATGGTGGTGAAGCCTGTGGTGAATGCTGTCACCAGCAGCTGTATGATCTTCCGTAAGAACGAGAATTTGTCATACAGTGAGACAGCCCATTTAACGAGGTTAATCAACCAACCCGCAACTTGTGCCAGAATACCAGCCAGTCTTGCACCTGCCTGCCTGAGCATCGAGGTAGCCTCACTGGCTCCGCTGATGCGGTCACGGTACTTGATGAAGAGGGCCACAGCAGCAGTCAAAGCGGCAATCACCAGACCGATGGGATTCATCTTCGTTACGAAGTTGAATGCAATGGTAGCCGCCTTGGCTATGTTCGTTGCAATCGTGTGTGCCTTAGTCGCAATAGTAGCGGCATTGACATAAGCTGTATAGGCTGCTATGGCCAGACCTCCAGCCAATATGGCTGCTTTGTTTTCATAGATAAACTTTGTAGTGGTGGAAAGCAGTTTCACAAGCATGGAGAATCCCGTGCAAGTATAGCCGACTACCGGCAGCAGCTGACCACCCAGTTCGATGGTCATTTCATGGAACTTCTTCTTGCATTTGTCGAGGCGTGCCTGTACGGTGTTGTTCATTACTTCATATTCTTTAGTAATGCTGGTAGCCTCCTTATATGCTTTCGTTGCCAGTTCCTGACGGTCTCTAACATCATCAATCTTGTCAGCCAAAGTAGAAAGAACGCCGACGGCACGGGAACCATCCAGCCCCATGTCATCGAGCATCTTCATCATCGTCTGCGGATCCTGACTGCGTAGGCTGTCTGCAAGATTGAGGATTGCCTGGTTGGCATCCTCGTTCAAGAGCTTCGTGAAGTCCTCGACGCTCTGACCGGCAATACGGGCGAATTTCTCCGTGTCGGTCTGCATCTTTGTAAGCATGTTGCCAAATGCAGTGGCGGCCATCTCATCACGCAGGAGGTTTTCATCCATCACGGCACCATATCCCATTATCTGTGCCTGAGTCAGTCCCAGTTGCTTGCCGAACCCTGCCACACGTGCCGTATAGTCAACAAGGAACCCAGCCTTGGCGCTGGAGTTCTGTGATAGTTCGTTGACAGCGGAACCGGTTGCCAACATGGCACCTCGTAATCCCATCCTTTCATCTTCACCGAAAGCCATTGCCAGTTTACCTATTTGGTCAACTGCATCTTCCCCAAGGTCATCACCAAGTGAAACCTTAATCATATTGGCACCATCTGCGAACTCCAGTGCACCTTCCTTTGTCTGAATACCCAGGCGCCCTGCCGCTCCGGCAAGTTTATTGAGATCTTCACGTTCTGTCCTCGTATCCCATTCCTTGAACTCTTCATTCAGTTCCTCCACCCCTTCAGCGGCCAGTCCTGTATATTTGCGGACATTGGCCATCTCTTCCTCCATAGTGGCGTAGTCCTGTACGGCCTTGCGCATGGTCATCGTAAGACCAGTGACAGCACCGAGAATCTGGGTGATGGCACCCCAGTTCGTATTCAGGGAGGTTATAAACTTCCCGAATACTGACTGCTGAGCACCTGCTTCTTGCTTGGTCCTCTCCAGCTCAGTGCGCAGTTTCCTGACTTTCTTCTCTGCCTCCTTGTAACCGTCGGAGTTGCGATCCATATCCTTCATCTGTTCGCTAACGGCCTTGATGGAATATTCCAGATCGCGCATGCTGGCACCGCTGATATTGTCGAGCGTCCTCTTGATGAGGGTCGCTTCGTCAGCCACGGCCTTCTCTTCCTTTCCGGCCTCCTTCAGTTCCTTGTTATAGCGGTCAATGAGCGTGTTGGACTTCCTTTGTTCCTCCTTCACCTTTTCCAATTGGGCAGTGAAACTGCGGATGTATTCAGTAGATCGTTCATAGGCCTTGCTGCCCTGCTCGGCAACCTTCAGGTGTTCACGGGCGACCTCCAGTGCTTTCTCCAGCTGCTGGACGGATGCCGTGCCGACGTTCTCGGACGTCTCACGAAGGAAGCGCATCTCAGCACCCAGTTGCTGTGCGCTCTTGCCGGTACCGGTAATGCCTGCCTTCACTTCATCGAAGGCCCGCATGGTGGCGATGCTCTGCAGTTCCTGCTTCACCTCCTGCAGACGACGCACGAAATCGCCCATCTCCTCGGCACCCTGAGGCTTCGCGTCAATCATCTTCTGCAGGGACTTCTGGGCATCACGGATATCCTTAGCAGAAGCATTGTCGAGGTTGTCGAGCGTCTGGATGGTCTTCATCACCTCGTTTTCATACACCTTCAGCTCTGCCTTAGCGGCATTGATCTGCTTGCTTACGGACTTGTAGTAGCCGGAGTCCTTCTTTTTGTCGATGGTGTCGCGAAGCGCCACGAGATCCTGAACCCGTTTTTTCAGGTCTTCCATCTTGTTCTGCGCATCCTCTGTATTCAGACGGATGACGCTGCTGTATATCTGGTCTTTTGCCATAACGAAAAAGTGGTAACGTTACATTTCTATGCAAAGTTACCACTCATCGCTATATCTTAAAAATACCCTATATGGCTGGTTTGCCCCGATGGATTTCCTTAAATCTCATCCGGCTTTCCTCCCTACGCTGCTGCTCCTTTCTGAACATATCACAGAACTCTTCATTGGAAGCCTCTTTTCTGAAGATGCTCCCGATGCCTGAGCCGGTAAGATAAGCCGTTCCACCTATGCCAAGCAAAGCGTACAGACCTGCCAAAATACCCATAGTAGTATATCTTTGCTGCAAATATACACATAATTCCTTAAACTTCCAAATATTTCAGCATATATTTAATATTAATAAGGTGTAAATAATAAAGCCCGGGCTATTTCTCGGGCTTTACATAGGTGTTGTATCGAATGGTGGAATGAGGATTGAAGTTTACAACTTTCACCTTGTATCCTTTTACTCCCCATTTCCACCATAGGAAGCGGTGCTTAAATTCGTGGTGTACGATTGTCGCCAGGGAATCCCTTATATTATAATAAAAAGTAGAGTCTCGGAGCCTGAATTTAAGATGGCTCCAGCTGTCGTCATAGCTGAACACCTTAGAACTATTGTCAAATGATGCCTTAACAGTGTCTTTTGTCTCGGTCACAGTAGTCTGGACGGCATCCAGCTGTTTCAGTTTCAGGCCAAGATCCTTTATCAGCTGCTCATCGATGATGTGTTGCTTGCGCAATGCGCTCAGTTCCGCTGTGATGACAGATGACGTGACCACCTCTACCGTGTCGTGGGTAGAGAGAATGACCGTATCCCGATCCAGGGGAACGAACGTCTGTGCATGTGCCAGCTGGTACTTCAGGTCGCTGATTTCCTTCTCGTACTGCTTTCTGAGGGCATAGTTCCCTCCACCAGCCATTACTATGATGGCGGCAACTATTGCTATATACAACACTATTTTTTTCATAATCCCTTTGCAATTAAAAAACAGATAAATGAAATTCCCAAAATCACGTAGACTGCAATTCCCAACAGGAATATGCACGACAGTGCCCCAGCCATTTTTTCTTTGCTCATACTTTCTCTATTCTATTATTGTTAACCTTATATCTTTCATAGCCGATGAAGAGATTGGCTTCCGCTACGCGTCTCTTCATGAGGCCAAGCAAAGGACGTCCTGAGGCCTTATCCCATCTGACCAACTGATCAGTGATCTCTTCATCTTTCGCATTCTCGATTATGCGTTTATACATAGTGGAACCCTTGAAGTTCCCGGAACCGAGGTTGAAGATCCAGGACACGAGCGCATCGAACTGCTCCTGACGGAAGTTAATCTTCAAACCGTTCAACAGTCGCTCGATGGGAGCGATATCTTCCACAAGCATATCTTCGGCCTGCTGGACGGTGATGTGCTGGCCCATCTTAACTCCTTTGGTATGCCCCCATCCGATGGTGGGAACACCAGCCGGACACTTATAGGCGTCGAGTCTGAGGCCTTCGAATTCCTTGATAATGTTCTTGCCGTTATTGCTGGTCTTCATCAACTTCATGATATTCCTCCTTTCTGACTCTAGCCTGTAATTCGTCGAAACGATTGTCCATCCTTCTGCTGATGGAATTGATTTTGTTGACCGCATAGATACCGATACCGAACAGTCCGAGTGCTGCAGACAAAGCCTCGCCGATGTATGTCAGCGGACCAGGGCCGATATCTTCGGTCATGAAAAACGACACGAAGGCCATGACGATCGATGATATAATCAGAGCGACGGCAGACGTGTAGTGAATCCAGTCTTTTGTATTTTCTTTCATTTCTTCTGATATTTGTTTCTGCAAAAGTAGGAAGAAACATATGGGCATAAAAATACACTGCCACGTCGCTGATGGGAGGCATGGCAGTGTATGAAAAGGAGACTGAAGATGTTACTCTATGCCCAGCCAACGCTTTGCCAGCACCTTGGCAGCCTCGCAGAAAGCATTATACTCATCCCACTCTTCTTTATATGCGACAGGATCGTTGTTGAAGTGGCGGTGGATGGCCATCTCATCACTCTCGGTATATTTTGAGCGGATGATGGCGTTTGCCACTTCCGGATAGGATGTCGGGTCACTGCACGGCATGATGGTACCGCCGTCCTTCTCTGTCCCCGTGTACTTGTATCCGGTAACAGGTTCCGCCTCTTCCTCACCATTGTTTTCAGGAACGTGGTTTGGGATAATCTCCTCACCGAGATAACCGATGATGTTGTTTGCGTCGTACTTTCCGAAAGTACGCGGCTCTGTGTAGATAACTGAATGCTTTTCCATAACTATGTGAATTTGGTGTAAGTTTTGCCGTCCTTGCCCTGGAACTGCTGGATAACAGTAGGACATGGCAGGTCGGCAGGCGAGAAGTCGTTCAGTGCCTGGTCAATCATGATCTTGCTGCCAGTGAAAGTGTAAAACTCTGCATCGACGTCCGTCGGGTTCCCGTCCTTGTCCTTCTTCTTCTCGAACAGATACTTTTCCTCCTCACCCATCACGAAGGTCTTGATGATCTTCTTGAATTTGAATGCCAGGACCTTGCCAGGGACGGTTTTCGTAACTTCCTGATTGATGCCGTCGGAGTCCGGGATGTTCACCGTAACGGTGTGCTTCTCGATTTTTGACTCCTGAATGACGTAGTCAATTAACAGAATTTTACATCCCCCCCCCCGATTCACACTTATTCACAATTGACGCAAAGTGAATTTTCTGTTCGGGAGCCATTCCCGGGAATGGAGGCTTGATTCTCCTCTTGTTGATGATTTTTCCTAATGACTTTTCCATACCTAAAGATTTTAGTAAGTTTATGCAATCTGCATGTTTGATGAATCCAAGTTGGCTCGAAACCTTGATACGGATCTGTTCCTCCTCTATTCCTTTCTTCTGCAACCGCTTGATTCGCCTTGCGAGATTTTGCTTGTTGCGCTTCGCCGCTCCAACGTGGTCATGGTAGAAGGTATATCCGCAGATGCGGATGCCCATCCATGTGGGCCTAACGTTGTAGTCGGTATTCAGGACGAAGAGGTAGTCCCGTGTCAGATGCATAATCATCAAGTCCCTGACGATTCGGAGGAAGGTTTTGTCTTCGTGCAAAACCAGAATGTTATCCACGAAGCGGAAGTAGTGCTGCAGCCCTTCATGGGCGAACCTCTGGAACCGCTCTGCCAGGAACTGGCTCCCTCTCCCTATCAATTCCTCTTCCTCAGGCGTCTTCGCAGTCAGGATCTTCTCGCTGATGTAGTGGCTGGTCCAGTAAGCCATGCGCTCCGGATCGTCGGCGATACCGAAGAAACGCTCCGCCTTACGGTCGAAGTCTGCAAGGTCGAGCATGCCGAAGAGCTGGGCAATCTTTATGCCGAGAGGAGCCCCCTGCAGGTAACTGTCTATAACCTTATATATAAAGTTACGCAGCTTGCCTTTCTTGAACTTGTTTGCAATCTTCTGTTTGAGGATGGAATGATCCATCATCGGGAAATAATGATGGATGTCAAGGGCGATGTTGTAACCGACATCCAATTGTGGATATCGGTACAGTTCGTTCCTGATGAAGCGGAAAAAGGCGTGGGTTCCCAGCCCTGGCCTTACTGCCGGTGCTCTCCAGGAGATGTAGTCATACACCGCCTGTTCGTATGGCAGGATGGCAGCGGCCTCCGTATGGTGGTCGCGGACGGGAGCCTTAGCCAGCTTCCTGTGCTTTTTGTCGAAGATATGAGCCTCCTTATAGCCTTGCGGCTCAAAGGTTTCATTGATGATGTCGGCGAGTACCAGACGGACATTCTCATCAAGATCTGCTTCGTACCTGCGGATATCGGCACGCTTACGCTTGCCGTCCGCATAGTTGTCGAAAGCATCCCTTGCGTTCTGCTCCGTCTCATTCTCCCGACTGTCCTTGATTCTACGCATTGTCGGGGTCTTGAGTGATTATTGAATGTGGGGTCTGGTGGACGTCTGTTAGATCGTCCGGACGGGTATGGCGCTCGGCATGATCCTACGAGCCTCGCCGTCATCTTATCTATGTTCTCCCATTAGGGAAGGCTCACCCTCTTGGTGAAAAGATCTATTGAGGGCCACGCCGTAGTTCGCATTGGCATTCGAGGGCGCATTGTTGCCATTGAGGTACACCGAGCCGGCATTGTCGCCATTGTTCGCATTGCCGAGACGATAAGCACCGCGAAGACCGCGCGTGAGGGTTCTACCTGCTTGAAAAGCGATGCAAAGATACACTTTTTCTACTGTAATCCAACAAGTCAAAGAGCGAATTTTGTAATTTTTAAAATTTTAAAAAATCGCTCCGCTCCTTGACGGAGCGGAGGGGCGCTTCCGCGCCCAGTGTCCTTTGTTTCCTCAGAAACACCCGTTTCCTACGCTGCCAGCGAAGGCTCCGTGCTGAATGCTTCCTTGAATTCACAGAGGGCCACGCCGCAGTTCGCATTGGCAACCGAGGGCGCATAGTTGCCATCGAGGCACACCGAGCCGGCATCGCCGCCATAGGTCGCATAGCCGAGACGAAAAGCACCGCGAAGACCGCTTGTAGCGGCAGGATTGTAATAGCTGTCGCCATAGCCCGTCGTGGCTGTTGTTCCAACTTCAAGCGGAAAATTACAGAGATTGCCAAGGTGGAGCTTTTTGATGCCGATCCATCCTGCCCCTGCTTTCGGAGGTGTCGTTCCGACGAACAATTTTCCGTTGACTGTTGACACGTCGAAGATATGTCCGTCGATGTTGTTGTCTATGTAGACACCCTGAGACTTGTCGCTGTTGCAGACCAGAAGGGTATCCTCCTCGATACATCCCAAGTATTTATAATCATTCTTAAGACCGAGGAATGACGGAATTCCGCTGATGGTCCTTGCGCCCGCCTTGTCTGCGATGCTGTGCGAGAACGTGCCAACGAAGTCGCCTTTCTCCACTCCTGCTGAGAGAGGAATATACGGATAGTAATGCCAGTCGTTGTTCCAGTCTGATGGCAGTTCACAACCGTCGCCAGTACCGCCCTGGTGCAGGCCGTCAGCTGTAAGGGTAGCATTGTATGCTGCCTGAATGCTGCGGTTGTGGAAATAGATACGTTTCAGGATGGCTGTGATGGCGAAGGCCACACGCTCGTTGGCAAACCACAGGGTACCGTTCTTGCGTGCATAGGTTGCAGCTGTCTGTACCGCGATGTTAGTAGCGGGTTTGCCCAGCTGGGAGTTGAACAGCGAGTCGAGGGAGGCATCATTGTTACCGCCTCGATACTGTGCTGCGTTGTTGATGTAACTCACCAGAATATTGTTCGTGCGGTCGATGGTGGCATAGCCGGCACATGAACGGCTGAAGATGGGAATCTTGTAGTTCAGCTGTCCGGGGATGGGCTTTGTGTCCACTGCCTCATACAGGTAGGTATCATCCTCCCAGAAGGCATAGTAGATGGTCACACCGCTACCCCACTGGTAGTGGCCCATGCTGCCGTCCAGCAGAGCGCTACCGCCATCCGCGAACTCGTTATGGTTCGACGGTGACAGCTTACGTCTGGAGTGGTCGTTGCGTACCAGGTAGCCGCCTAGTCCGAATAGCTCTGCCATTCGCTCGATCTTCGGCAGCGATCCGCACGGTTCACCGGCAGTTGTCAGTGAATCCTTACGCCAACGGCACCCGCACCATTGCGTCTGGTTAATCTTACCTACGGAGATTAGTCCGTACTTGTTTGCAGTTCCGTCGTAGCCGAGGATCTGCGTGTTGTCGGTGATGCTCTGCATAGCTTCCACCGTCTTCATCTCTTTTAAAGTTACGTCTTGTGGCATAATTCAATATTAATAATGTGTTAATTGAGACTGATAGTATGAATAGAGATACGTGTATGTAGATGTACTCAGTTCGTTTCCGTTTTCGTCACAGCCGACACTTTGGCTGGCGTACTCGATGTCCGTTCCCCAAAAGTAAACAGGAACAGAATCTTTAAGCTTTCCACCAGAGAAATGATAGATATATACGACATAAATGTTTATCTGGGTATTTTGAGTTATATCAATAAAATAGTGCCCATTGTTTGGCTTGACATACCAGCCGTCAGCAATCATCGATGACTGATAGTTCTGATAAATGAAGAATGATGCATTCTTTGAAGACGGCGATGACACACCGGACACATGGTACTGTTTCGTCACGTTGTTACCTGACCCTATCTGCTTGTACCCTTCATTGAAACGATAATATGTCGTACACGCACTATCGGCTATATTGAGGAGTTCTGAAATCCGGGTGGCATTTACCAGCTTCTTCAGCTTCATCGGTGTATATGTGTCGGCCACCTCCGAGAACTCCTTCATGATGCCGTCAGGGCCGAGGTCATACAGAAACTCGCCCGTGTTCTCGTTCTGGAACCTGAGCACGGCCTTATTGTCACTATTGATGGCCAGGTAGATGGCAGGGTATTGCCCCTTGCCGAAGATCTTGAACTCAGAGCCTTCAGCCTCGATGTGCGGATTGCCGCTATAGCCGGTCTGTATCAGGGTGGCTATGAGGTTATTGATAAGGGCTTTTTCCGCAAAGAAAATGTCTGTTGCCAGGACAGCAACCTTTGATGTCGCTTCCCAGTAAATGCTACCGTTTGTCCCATTCGGAGCATTGTCAAGAGTAGATATATGTGACTTGATACAATGGAAGAACCCCGATTCTCCAAAGAGGACGGTATCATCGTATTGCTCATCCACCTTGCCTGCCTGGTACTGAGTGTTTATAGTCCACCTCCTATTTCTCACTTGTCCGAAATGCGTGCTTTCCTCATTGGAAATGTAGCTTGTGGCCTGCATACCCACTTCCAGTTTCGGCATACAGAGATACACCCTGTTGGCAGTATATGAAGAACTCTTCGGGAACAGTCGGAACAGAAGGGACTGGTCTGAGCCGCTTATGCTGCTCTTCGTCTTGAAGGTGAAGGTATGACGCTTCCATGCGCTGTAAAGCGTCCAGTTGATATAGGCATCAGTCCCCCTGGTATTTGCAGCCTGCATCACTCCGTCGATATAGCATATCGATGTGTAGTCAAACACACTAGGATAGATGTATGTTACTATATTGTAATCGCCCTTAGCCCAGAAAGAAAATGTGTACCATGTACTTGGCTCCAGCTTTCTTATTGTACCTGTCGTATTCCATAATACTTGCTTCAGTATCTCCTTGAATTCTATCTGGGACGTTGTCTTATACGTCCTGTCAAAATAGGCGTTGTGCGCCTGTATTCCTGTTTCTATGGCGGCATATGATTCTTGTGTTACTGTCACGCCGGACACAGGGCTACATTCGTTTCTTCCAGTCCATTTGTCCAGAGCCTGAAGAGAAGAGAAGTTCGTCTGCTCGAGTAGGTTGGGGTTGGCGCCTGCAGAGTATGAGAATATCAGTTCACATGAAGTGTACTGATGTGTCCCATTTGTCAGGAGGGTGTCCCCATACCTCCAGACAAAGGGAAGTTCTGGCGTACCCTGCTGATAGCTGGTAGTCCATCCCGAGGTGCTGCGTGTGACACCTGTTGCCATTGTGGTAGCAAGATAGTACCATGTCGTAGAGGATATGCCTGTTCCGGTATTTCCCTGGTCGCCCTTTTCCCCTTTATCACCGTACACTCCGATTATGACAGGGTCTGTTTCATCTGTACTGCCGTCCGAGTAACCTATTACCTCGTAGTTCCAGAGGTATTTTTTTGATGCGGTGATAGTGGCGGCAGATGACGTTGGATCGGTAGTCCATCCGCTGGTTGACCGCGTGACACCCGTGTAGGAAGACGATGCCAGGTAATACTCTGTGACTGATGTGATGCTCACGCCAGTATTGCCTTTGTCGCCCTTATCGCCTTTGTCACCATACCTGCCGATGATGGCCGGTGTGGTGCTTACTGATGTACCGTCTGAATATGTTACTTTCTCGTAATTCCATAGGTACTTCTTTGTAGAGGTGAGCGTAGCAGCCGCTGCCGTCGGGTCTGTGGTCCATCCACTTGTGGAGGTAGTGACACCAGAACCCGAGGCAGATGCCAGGTAATATTCGGTAATAGACGAAATGCCTTTTCCTGTGTCACCCTTATCCCCTTTGTCACCATATACTCCGATGATGACTGGATCTGTCTCATCTGTACTGCCGTCCGAGTAACCTATTACCTCGTAGTTCCAGAGGTACTTCTTTGACGCAGTCAGCTTTGCAGCATTCGCTGTCGGGTCGGTAGTCCACCCGGACGTAGATCTGGTAACATTGGTATAGTTGGCCGATGCTAGGTAATACTCCGTTACCGATGTGATGCTGACGCCTGTATTTCCCTGATCACCTTTGTCCCCTTTGTCGCCATATCTTCCGATGATGGCAGGAGTGGTATTTACCGATGTACCATCTGTATAGGTAACCTTCTCATAGTTCCAGAGGAACTTTTTAGTAGCCGTCAGAGTGGCACCTGCTGCCGTCGGGTCGGTAGTCCATCCGCTTGTAGATGTTGTTACCCCTGAGCCAGAGGATGACGCCAGGTAATATTCCGTAACTGAAGAAACACCAACACCAGTGATGCCGTCTGCACTTATCGTGACGGTCTTAGAATCTGCATTCTTGCTGTTTACCTTCAGGACAATCTCATAGGACGTGTCCGACTTGGAGGCCTGGAAGGTAAAACTTGCCGTGTTTGACTTCGTGACTTTGACAGTCGACGTACCGTTCTCATAGACAATGACGGTATATGACCCCATGTTTGATTGTGTGGGATCGTCTTTGCCCTTCTGTCGCCATACCTCTACGGTAACAGTATTAACCCCTCCCTTCCAGTTCGAGTTCTTATCAAGCCCGAGCTGTAAGGGAGTAACTACCAAATACAGTTTTTCACCGTCATTTGGAGCAGGAATCAGATTCTTGACGCGATTTATCCTCATTCGTTAGTTGCAGAAATTACTACTGATACACCTTGTTCAGCCTGTAGTGTGCTGTACTGTACAACAAAAGGCACCGTCGTAGAAGGGTTCCCAACCTGTGCACCTGTAATCAAGTTCAGCAGGAGGAAGGAGAATGACCATGTGTTAGACGTGTCCGGCACGTTAGTACGTCTGTCGTACACTACTGGAGTGAATGAAACATTCACGCCCTCCTCGACGGCATCGCCAGCCTGGCTACATCCTTCAAAGATGTAGAAGATATCTGATGTATCCGTCAGCTGCAGGGTCTTATAGTTTGTAACACCCTCATGAGTTACAGCCACGCGGAAGATGTCTTCACTGTCCACACCGTTAGCATACACCTTTATGATATGCGGTGTAGCATTGCTAACCTCTATGACTGTCGGGTTGTTGGTGACGTTCACCCATGCACCGTTAACGAGTTTCTGCCACTGGTAGGTTGCCCCGGCAATGGTGCTGCCTGCACGCTGGAGTGCTGCTGTCAGCTGGATCCATCCATTGGTATTCGTCAATGCCGTGCTGCCGCTACCGTCAGCAGTAGTGACAGATATAAGTATCTCCTTCGCATCGCCTACGGTAGTCTGTACAGGGATAAGCTGGGAGCATGTGAAAGGCTTGCCGTTGTACACGCTCTTATAGTAAATGTGCTTATCGCTGAGATCATTGGCACTACACAGGTTTCCCTTAATCCTGAGGGCCGGATATGTTGCGCCACCGACAGTGATAGTAGTCTTCTCAAATAGAGAGGCGTATGCCGACTTGACGTTGCCGCTTTCATCCAGGATACCTGCAGTCTCTGACTCCGGATTGTTATAGTACCATTGTTGACCTTGTGTGGCCGGTACGACATACTGGCCACGCTTAGAACTGTATGGATATGGGTACAGGACAGGAGAATGCTGAGTGAAGTCAGTATTCACGACGCGTCCCTGCTGTTCGTCCCAGTATTGTGTCAGGCCGTAGCCTGCATCGATCTGCACGCCCATGCGTGCCTCTATCTGATCACCGTCCTCGTATTTGTAGAGGTTTCTGATTCTGCTTAAACTCTGATTCATATCTTTTACTTATTATGGTTTGCAAACTCTGTGGCCTCGGTGGCCGTTATCTCTTTCGCCCCGTTCTGAATGGCTCTTTCCACGCCATATACGGCAAGGTCACCAGTGTTGACCAGATAGCCGTCTGAACCGTTACCGTAGCGGTATTCACTGATACCCAGCTCATCCGCTATCACCTTGGGGATGATAAAGTACTTACTCTTCATATGCTTATTCTTCAAAGTCTCTATCGATAATAGGATGCTGTCCTGTCAGGATTGCACCATCCAGAGTGAGGTATGCACCGTCGAGCGTGAAAGGCAGCAGCGCTGTCAGTTCACGCGTCAGTTCTGCGAAGAGGTGCTTCATCGTGCCATCGACGGGGAACATAGTGCGTGGAACCTCGCCGCGGGTACCATGTGCGACATGCCACCAGTTGCCATCACCGCGACTATAGAGTACCTCTATGTCGAAGTACTGTTGCGGGTTGGCAATACGGCCACCGCTACGGTTGATGACGTAAGCTTCTGCCACGGCCCGGCTAGTCTCTGGGAAGATGTATGCACCTTCGAGAATATCGAGGTCATCATCATAGAACCCGTAGAACCGGCGCAGGAGGAATGCCTGTATCTGCAGGTCGGAGGTCTGGCCGACCGGCCATGCCTTGCAGCGTATCAAGATGCGCTGCACATATTTCTGTTCGATGGAGATCTGTTTTGTCTGCTCTCCACCACGGCACCAGATATCCCTTTGCCTGTTGACGCTTCGCCAACTGCCGACATTGTTCACCACCTCATAAATCTCCCACTGATATACGGCCTTTGCATCGGGGATGTTTTCTGAGCCGTTGCGTAACTGTACCGGGATTCCGAATATTCCACGGTCTTTCCATGGAATGAGGTCGGTACGCATCTGCCACTCTGTTCTCAGAGTCACCTTCCAGTCTGTAGCAGAGACACAAGACAACTGCTTTTCCCAGTGTACTTTCAGCACGTCCCCTCTTCTTTGGTCTATATAGTCTGCCGTAAAGCGGACGTAACCTGCAGTGTCCGGATCGAGGTTGAAATTTAGAGTCAGTGCATGTGTCTGTTCGTTGATAGTGTAGTGCGTACCTCTTACGGGAGCGGCATTATTAACCCTGGCAGAAACAGTCCAGATGCAGTTTACCAACTCGCTGGTGTGGTCACCTGCCATTACACCCTCTTTGTCGCTCAACGAAAAGTTGGGTTTCAGCGTGAACGGTGTTAATGTACGGTCATCGATATACTCCCCAGTCACCGCGTCATATTTCTGCAGCAGTGAGCCGAAAAGCTCCGACATCGTGAAAAGCGTGTCGAGAGGCATGTGTATGAGATGACCACCTTTTTGTCTTAGCTTCATGTTATATCGTATATATTAGTGATTGGAACATTTGAAAAACCGCCTCTTACCGTGCAGCGAAAACCGCATTTGCTGCCGTATGGCATGCCGACGGGTATGTCTGACAGTTCTGGATGATCCAGGTCATAAGTGACTGTCAGGTTCATCGTTTGTACCTTCTTAGCCTGGTTGATGTTCCACGCTTCGTCAGCCGCAGCATCCCCGGACTCCCGAGTCCATACTATCGACTCGACATTTTCATCAGAGATGATCAGGTCGCCATGTACTATCATTGCCACTAAGACAGTGGTGAAATTCTTATCACCATTATACCATTCACCTTCTGTTGACTCGATATCGAGCTTAAGGCCGCCACTTCGTATGCAGGCCCAGTCGGTATTCGTCAGCGACGGTTCCATCCCAATTCTCGCCTGAGGTACGATACAGCGCCAAAGGGAACCACCATGCCAACAGTTATCCTGGACATACCGCTCTTCGGTACTGTCAAAGCCCATGATATACGGTTTTTCATTATCCCACGAGTCCCATTCGCGCTGGATATAGTCAGGCGAACCATCGTGCTTGACGGTTATCAGGTTTTCTACTACGGCCGTCTTTGCATACAGGATAGGTTTGTTGCGCTGCAGCATACCATCCCGAATGAGCTTCTGGATTGCTGGAATGTCATTGGGAAGTCCTATATAGGCGGTCACATTACTGCCTACATCATTGATGATAGGCTTTGTGACACCCTGTAGGAAGGCGAAGATGCCGTCTATCGAACTCAGATAGAACATCTGCTGCCTGTCAGTCTCAACGGCATTACCCCATCTTGCCACTACAGCCCCCTCGATGGGCGCATAGTTGTGACCGCCCGGAACCTCGTTGTCAGGATAGAGGATGACATCTGCGGTGTTATTCTCGTAGTCAACCGAAAGGACGCGGAACCAGCTAGTGAAGTACGTGCCTTCGGTATCGAGGTTATTGATCTTACATTTCAGACAGTCATTCTCCTCGAATGAAATCCTGTCGTTTTCATACTCCTTCCGGAAAGTAAGACGAAACTGGTTAGCAGAGGTCTGGTCAACAATCTCAATGATACCTCTGTTAGAGAATATCTGGTCGCCTTCGTTGACGGACTGTTTGTTTATAACAAGTTCCTCGAAGATGGCAGAACCGTCCACATAGATGCTGCCACATGTGATGCTACCATCGGGATTGAGGGTTATCTGGCGACTGTTGCCGATGACAGCTCCATTCAGGAGGGTCAATAGGTGCTGCGGCGTCTCAGGCTGGTCTTTCCTGAGGTATTCGCCCAGATATGGCAATATGGCGAGGAAAGCGTTGCCTATCCTCTCCGCTGTGTTCGCATGCGTCCGTCTCTCATCATGGATCGTATCGAACATCGACTGCAATTCTGCAAGTGTCTTTTTTGCCATATCTTATTTTTCTGCAAACTTACATCTTTCACTCCAGGAATAAAAATACCTAGAAGCGGTTGCTCCGGATGGTTCCTGTGAAAAGTTCGTCGAGGAACGAGGACATCAGGCCCTGGTATGCCTTGCCGTAGAATTCAGCCTCGGTGAGGTTCAGGCGACGGATGCTATAGTAGTATTTTTTGAAGAACCAGTCGCGGGGCATGCGTTTCTCTCCGGAGGTAAGAGCCGCACGCTTGCCGGCATTCGGGCCACGCTGCACGGTCACCTCCTTGAACTTCGGGCCTCGCATGTGTTCCTCCGACAGTCCGGCACCCACCTGACGGGCTCCGTATTCGTGCTTGCCCTCGCGGAACTTATCGCCCATGAAGAGCAGGTTGCCGCCGTTACCATGGGCGAAGCCCTTGCCGACACCGGCAGCCACAAAGAGGCCGTATTGCAGGAACTTGTGTTCGATGGTGGTCACATGCCCCGTTGAAACGAGTTCCTGGAGTGATCCTTGCAGGGCGCCTGAGTCGGTGATGTTCAGCTGGATGATTTTCTCTCTCCAGATATCGATCATCATCCTCGACCAGCCACGCTCGTACTCCTGTATCTCGTGCTCATTAAAGTAGTGTCCCCGGCTGCCATGGCCAGAGACACGTCCTCCAAGCCGTTCGTACATTGTTCCCATCCGCTACCTCCTTATTCCTTTTCCCACTCGTTGAGCAGCTGCTGCTCGTCCTCATATTCCATCGATTCCGGTTCATCGTTCTCTACCATGAAGTAGAGACCAGTGACACCGCTCATTGTATAGCGTCCGAATTCCTTGCTGTAGATCTTCTCTACGTTCAGGAAGGTGAAGTCATCATCATCATCCTCATTCTCATGCTGTGCCCTGTCCCAGATCATGCGGCGAACGAACTGCTTGAAGATTTTCCTGCACAAATTCAACTTTGCCTTTCGGTCTTCCATGTCATCCCAGCGGTATGCAGCAAGGATGAACACAGTATATACACGGCGTTGAAAGAAAGAGACGCCTTCACTGAACGTATTCCCGTCAGTGGTGTCATCGATCATCACGAAATTGGCCGTTTTCTGAAACTCCTGCATCACACCCTCGATGCTGTCGGGGCCCGAGCAGAATACTGGCTTGAAGCCATGCTGTTTGCACAGACGGTTCTTTTTACCCAGTGTCTTAAAGTATTCAAGTGCGTCGAATGTCATTTCTTATCGTATTTCTCGTGAAACTCCTTGGCCTCTCTGGCCTTCTCATTCAGTTCAGTCAGTGCACGCCAGCAGGGAAGGGCCTTAATGGTCTCTTCCTTGGTGATGTCACCCTCGGTAAGTGCGCGGATCTGTGCGTCCATGGCGCCCATCAGGTCTATGTCCAGCTCTTCGATATCGGCATCCACCTTCCTAAAGAAGTGCGGCCAACGCTCAGCGAAGACGCTTTTTACGTGGGCAAACCAGCGCAGTGTGCCCATCTGTTCCGCAGGAGAGAGTGACAGTCGCTTAGGATGCTTGCCGTTACGCTTCACATACAGGAACGTAGCCAGGCGTTCAATCATTTCCGGCTTGCCGCTGCTGACAGCCAACTGGTAGTATTGTTCTGCCAGAAGGTAGTCACCGAACGGGTAGTGGTCCAGGATATCGTCGACCGCCCGACAGCCGTGAATGCGCTCCAGCCGCACATCCATGCCGTCGAACGGATCGATGAAGTCGAATTGACGGATGAAGCTCTGCACCTGCCACACCTGCAGTGTGAACCAGCGGCGGGGCTTCCACCATGCAGGTCGGAACCAGCAGCGGTAGCTCTGTGGCTCATCATGTGCCGTGCGCACGGTATAGCCTTCGATATGTATGCCGCTCAGCCGGATAAGCATATACGTTTTGACTGTTGCCAAGTTGTCAAACAATGACAGCAGAGTCAGCACATAGCGCAGCTGCTGCTGTGTCATCTTCTGCCATGAAGTGGGCGCATAGAGGTCTATCGAGCCATCAGCCAAAAATGTAGGCCGGTGCGTCCGGAGTGTTCTTAAAAGTCTCATGATGGTTTACAGGATATCCGTGTTCAGCATATATGGAATATTTCTCCAAGTCAGAGTCGAGCATGTTCAACAGTCGGTGCATCTTCAGTTTGACGGCCTCCTGATCACCGGCAATCCAGAGGTTGATGATGTGCTTGCACAGGAAGATGACCGGTTTGTCATCGACAGTCACCGTGCCACATCGGACTGCATTCAGCAGATGATCCATATACTGGTTGCTCAGTTTCAGGCGCAGCGCTTCGTCGGCCTGTCCGATAAGCCGCTGAGCAGCCTGCCATTCAAGATGCGAGGCCGCTGGGCCCTGCATCTTCTGCAGCATCCTGAAGTCGTAGAATAGCGTATCTATATTCTCTTTAGCCTGGTCAGTTGCGCCCCATCCTTCTACGTGGCAGAGACGGAAGAGGAGTTCACCATGAGCCCGCAGCGCACTGTCACGAAGATGACCGATCAGGGCGTCCACACGCTGCTTAGAGGCAGGAGCCATCTGATTGGAGCTGACCACGCCGAAGCCGGTGGGAGTCAGAACCAGGTCGAGCTGTCGGAACACGGCGAGGAATGCATGGATAGCCACCCATTGCTTCACGGCCACAGTCAGCTTTTCATTATTCCCGCCCTCAGCGGCTGACGTCCCCACATCTCCGAGAACATCAGCCTTGCATTCGTCATATGAAGCCGTAAAATGTGGCTCCACCTTCTCATATACCTCCACATGGGAGGACGTCGCAACACTCAGTATCGCTTCAAATTCACTCTTGGTTATTTCCATTGCCTTCATTATTATTGGTTACTTTCTCTGCATCCTTATTCTCATCGAGGGTGGTGAGCATCAGCATGGGTACGTCGACAGTCACGTTTTCGCTCCATCCGTTATAATGGAGGATGACGTGGTAAGGCTTCATCATTACGTCGTGGAACGGCTTTTCAAGTGCCTGCTTCATGGTGAACAGCTCGCGCTTATCTGAGCCCGAATTGTTCATCTGACTCTTTCCTGGTGTGGCTCCAATTAAATTAGGATGTACACCGAAAGCAAAGCACAGCGTGTTGGCAGCCTCCTGCATGTCGTCGGCCCAGTCGCCACCCTCTTTCTTTCCCTGGTTCAGGTTGATGACACGAACCATGGAGTGCTCCTTGCCTGAAGGATCCACGTAGTAGCCGCTGATGAGTGCCTTACCTGCATTCTTCGGACCGCACACGAAATCGATGATACGTTGTTTTTCTTCCTTGATGCGTGCCTTTCGCTCATCTTCATCAGTGATGCCATCATTGTCACAGACAACATCCCAATAATCATCATGCACTTCAATCTGTAAGCGTGGCGCTGATGTATTCTGGATCATGAACCGCTTGCCGATGCCAATCAGCTCGTAGATATCAAACCATGAATCGCGGAAGGCAGAGAAATAGTAGGGTCTGGAATAGATCTGCCTGCCAGGTGTAGCCATACGGCAAACGATGGCAAATTCGCAGTCCGTGCCGTCCTTCGGAGCCTTGCGCTTCTCGCCTGTCATGGGGTCGGCCTCCTTGCCCATGCGGACCATCAGGTCGCCCAAGGGGTCGTAGAAGTCAAGCATCGGCAGCACCTCGATATCATTTGGGTCTGGAGCACCGTCGCGCCAGTCACCATACAGCACATATTCGAAGCGCTTCTTACCTGCCAGACGGGCAAAGCGGCAGTAGCACATTTCCTTGTGGCGTACCTTCACTATCCGGCTATGGTCGCGGCAGAGGATGATCTTCGTGATGGAGGTGAAGAAGAACTTCATGTCCGTGGCCTGTTCCAGGAACAGCTCGTGCAGCGAGTTCCTGAGGCAGAAGGAGCGGATGTCCGCTTCCTGTGTGTCCTCGCGGGTGTCGCGGTCGATGAAGCGCACGCCCTGACCGTAGCAGGCCTGCACGTTGAACAGCTGGCACTGCGATGTCACCATGTTCTCACCTATGCGCTGCATCACCTTGAACGGCAGCTGGTCATCATCGCCATAAGGCACATATTCGTAGTTCTGCTTGCCGATGGTGATGGGAGTGGTATTCAGTTTCTCATCGAAGTCCTGAACAATGACGCGGCTCTCCTGGTACTTGGTGGCAGGGCTGCCCTCCTCAGCGATATCTACCACGCCTGCAGGGGCAACGCAGTATCGCGTCCATCCGGGTCGGTGCCCTATTGGCACCATCTCTTGCTTATTCTCTTCGTTCATAGATATACTGTATGTCCGTTAAACTCATAAATCAGCACGTCAATGACGGCTCTCACATCCCCATTTATAGGGTTCATCAGTCGGTGGATGCCTCCTCGCCAGTGGCCGGTGAGCGGCAGCCATCCGATATAGTCAACCTCGTTGCCGTCCTTTTTCCATGCCCTGACGTTGACTTTCTTACGCTCCTTGCCTGCCTTATCCAGCAGCTGCAGCACCTCGTTGATATGTAAGGCCTCTTTCATCTTAGTTGAAGGTATGGTCAAACGTGTTGTCGAAAATACGTCCTACACGGTCCATCTGCAGCACGTTCTGGATGCGCTGCGCATACTGGTACGAGAAAGTGAAGCGTGGCATGTGGTCATCCTCGTTGGTTCTGTCCGACTTCGAGTCAGACAGTACAACCTCCTTACCGCCGTTGGCATCCTGCACGCTGCCGTTCACGACATTGACCACATACACCTCATCAGAGCGGAAAAGGTCTTCTGCCCAGTTGGCCATAGCCGTATTCAGGATACCCGTATCAGCCTTGAAAGTTCGTGTCTCCTCAATCTTATAGTTCCTGAGTTTGCCGCCGACACGTGCCTGAGAGCGTTTGAAATCGCTGCCCACCTGATGTGTACCCGTACAGTAGATGTATTCCCAGACACCGAAGGAGTTGTAGAACTCGAGAATCGGAGCACAGTCAGGTTCCGAGAAGTCCATCTCGAAGCGCTGTCTGCGACTACCGGCAATCACGGTGTATGCCACAAGACTCTTTCCTGAGGTAATGAAGTTATCAGGGCTTACATCGATACAGGTATAGGTGCTGCTGCCTCCAGCAGTAGGAGCCGAGAAGGTTTCGGTAGTCCCGTTTGCATATTCGGCGATGACTGAGGCTGAGTCGCTGCCATAGTACCACAGCAGTTCGCGGCGTCCGCTTGCGGTGATCTTCGTCCCCATCAGTATGGAGAGGAAGTAGCCGTTATAGAACTCGCTGGCACTGATGCCCACATCGACCATGGCGTAGAGGACGGTGCAGGCAGAAGAGGAACTGCCGGCCGATATCGACACGCTGCTGACCAGTTGTTTCCTGGCATACGGTTCCAGCAGCTCACCGAGGTCTGAGAGCGTGATGACATTGTTTATCGGCCAGAGCGATTCCTGCAGCAACTGCTCACCGTCGCAGGTGACAGTCACCAGCTGCGGTGTTCCGTCGGTACCAGGTATTGTGACATCTGGCATTCCCGAAGTGAAATATATCTTGCCATTCAGCGTAGAAAGATTGATTGTGCTCATTACGATCTTTTCTTTTCGGCAAAGGTACGAAGACACCGCTGAAAGTAAAAATACAACGAAAAAACCGGTGACGCATCATCACGACGCACCACCGGCAGAAATGTTTCCAAAAACTATTAATGTATGTTCACGTCAGAACGGTTACATCCATGTATCGCCAGATGGCCCACCTGACCGATCCGTCGGGCAGAGTGGTAAAGCCGTATTCGTGGGAACGCATATACCCAGCCACCACATCCTTGCTCATGGTCATCATCGGCGTGAGGTCATCCATGATATCCTCCGTAGTCTTCGGTTCCTCTGAGGCCTTGCCGAAGCCGGGATCCTCACCAGGCATATTCGTACGGAACGTGAAGTAGGCATCCAGCACTTCCACCTGACAGCGCTCCTGTTCATCGAGCGACTCCAGCCATTTATTCACGCGCTCTTTCATCTTATCACTCATCTCTTTCATACTCCTTCTGCTTTTCTCATTGCCTTCAATATATCCGTCATATCACGCTTCAGGTTGCGAAGCGACTTGAGAGTGTCGAGCACCTTGGCGGGCTCGTTGGTTTCTTCATCAATCAGGTGATCCTCCACGCTGCTGATCAGGTCCACGTTGTTCTCCATCATGGACACATCGCCACAGAAGTTGCAAAGAGCCTCTGTCAGTTCTGGGGTAAGGGTCATCTTATTCATTGCTCAGCTCCTCCTTTTCATAAAGTGCATTCACTAAAGCGTCTGCATAGGCAACCGCCACGGAAGCCGCTTCATCAATAGGCAAAGGTTTCTTGTGCCCATATTCATAAGACATGCCGGGAGGGAATTTCATTCGCTCAGAAGTAATGGTGAGCATAACAATAGCTGCTATAGCTCTAATCATCTTTTCCATAGCGCACCTCCTATCCCTATTAAGATGATTACTGCGGCGAGCCAGAGGTGAGCCTTCACCACGTCGCCATGAGAGAACACTTCGCCATCGTCTGTGGCACAGAGAGCCGTGAACGACTCGCTGCGGGCGTTCCACCACACTTTCAAGTTCTTTACAGCACTTTCCACTCTGGAAAGAACCGTAGGCTGAACCTGCCCGAGTTGAATTGTTTGTTGCATATTGCACTATGTTGTTAGCAACCAGCGAACCCCACTGGCGGGGAGACAGAGAAACGGCTGCGCATCCCGTTGCTAACAACATAGTGACTCACCCAGAGGGCAGTTTTATGTTCGGAATGGCAGCCGTAGAGGTATATTACGAGTAACTACTCTGATGGCATAAAAAATGCCCGGCTGTGATAGCTGAGCGTCTGACGTGCGCCCTGCCGAGTGGACTACCACTATGTTGTTAGCGATGGCAAAGGTATAATAATTGACTGAACTATCAAAATAAAAGGTGAAGATTTAAGATTTCTTCACCTTTCTCGCTTTTCTACTCCACAAGATCAATCATTTCATTTATATGATTTTTTAGACCTTCAGGAGATTTAAAACACAAAGACTCCTCCCTGCGCACATCTGTTCCGTCTTCAAGTTGGAAATGGTAGTAAACGATTTCCGGGCTTCCTCCAGAACTTCGCGTCTCAATCTCATCAACGCAGTACTTACGCACTACGTTATCATTGTCGAGGATCCATAACTCTTCCCCGACAGAAAACTTGTTGTTTTTTGCCATAATACCATAAAAAATTAATACACGGTTGCAAAGATAAACAAATTTTCTGATATCAATACACTATCTGCAGACTTTTTCATTTTTCACCCAAAACGGGAGGCAATCGCCCATGGGCGACAGGCAAGTGACCCCGTTTTACCGCTCTGGGCCCCGAATTGTCATCTCGGAGAGTGGCAATTTGGGTCGTTTTTTGCAAAAATTCCACTATCTCCCGCGCGAAAACCTCGATAAAAAGCCCACTTTAGAGGTTTGAGCGCGGAAAACGAGCGAAGCGCCTGGTTTACCAGCCCCCACCGCCCTACGCTCCCGAGGCAATTGCCCTTTTTGTTCGAGCGGTATATGTAAGGACTTTTTACTTGTGGCAATTGCCGCCTTGTGTCGCTGCCGAACACGCCAGCCGAACCATATCCGCGGTCATGGCGTACCATACGACATGAAAAGCCCCGGCCTGCATGAGGTCGGGGCTACACTTTGAAGTGTATTGTCAAATAACAAATCAGAGTGTAATGCTTAGCAATTCATTGGCAAACCTATGAATACCGGCAAGAATACGGTCTGCCTGTTTCTTTCGCGGTACCGCACGATGATTCAGATAGTTTGACAGTTGCTTCTGGTGAATACCTGTCATCTTCTCCATACCTGCCAATGACATAAAGTTACTGTAGTATTCCAAGAAGCTAGGCACATCGAACTTCCATTCTATTTCATACTCTCCCTTAATCTGGCTAGGCCAGCGGTCTTCAGGTAGATTTTTCTTGATAAGACGAATAGCTTCTTCTGTATCAGCTTTCACTTCTTCTATGGTATCACCTCCTGCATAGATACCATCACAGTTGTCTGAATAAGCATTCAACATATCCTTTGATGCTCCCACAATCATTATAATCTTCTCCATGACTCTATTGGTTCTTAGGTTAAACTCTTATCTGTTTTTTTGCGGAGCTTTTAAACTCCGTACTTTTTAATCAACTTGTTTGCTAGTGGTTGGAACATTTCTTTTGACCCGTGATATGGGATGGGTTCCGTTAGTTGTCCATCTTTGATGTAGAAGTAATGACTTCCTTCTGCATGGTCGAACTGGTAACCAGCCTTGATAAATCTTCGGTGTAATTCTTTACTTTTCATTTATTTCTGATATTTGTTATTTGACTATGCAAAGATAGTAAAATTTCTATTATCTACCAAATATTCCAAAAGAAAAATAGAAATATTTCTATTATTTAACATAGTTAGAACTAAAATTCCACATTTTTGTGGCGGTACCAGGCAAGCACCTTCACGTAGCAATACGTGCATACAGGGTGGCACGATGCAATCCGCCCCTGCAGCCAATACCTACGTGTAGCATAGTTGAGCATGAGATGACGGGTGTGCCTGGCAGAGACGTGGCGGTGGTGCCTTGGCACGTTGCCGATGTGTATGTGCCAGCAACTGCAGGTGCATACTCTTCGGCACGAACCACCACATCTCAGCCGATAAGGCTCTCTCGGCATCTCATGCGCAACGGAGCGGAGCAATGGTACTGGCAGCAGGGGCGTGGTGGCATGGTGCGCGTCCTGTATGGTGAACGTGAACGACTCTGTCTGTTCATCTGACAGTGTCGAATTATGAACGTTCAGGTGCGCAGGGGTGTGAGGGTGGGCCATTAGACAACGGGGGCTTTGCCCCATCGCGCCTATCGTTCACCGGGCATAAGCAAAGCGCACGGCCCAGGGTGGGCGGGGTACGATAGGCGCAATACCTATTATACAGGGTCCGAAATACGGACCTTTTCAGACCCTGTACCTTTTTGTCTTGGCGAGGAACATGGCCATGGTGACTGTTGCACCAGCTGATTCCATAGCTGCTATGAATGCAGCCGACGACTGCCCAGTGGTGTAGATATCATCGATGACCAGGACTTTACGGTTCCTGAAGTACTCGGCATCGATATGCACATAGTGCTTGATATTCGTCGCCAGCTCATAGTCACCTGTGATATGTGCCCGCTTGCGGCTACCGCTTACCTGTATGCGGTCGAAGCCGTCTATGGCGCCAGTGAGCCTGCAGAGCATCTGGGAGAATCTACGCCAACGGCGGATATGCGCCCAGGATGTACTGGCAGGAATGCAGACAATAGCCACATCGTGCAGGTCGATGCCTGAGAGTGCCATTGCGAACTGTCGGGCAGCCCATCGGGTATGGACATTGCGACCATCCTTGAATCCAAGGATCATGTAGTGAAGAACTATCTCTTCGAACGATGCCACACAGAGGAACCTCTTAGGCACATACGGGAATAACGCGTAGCACAACATAAGGCATGATGATTAAAGAGGAGTCAGCTGTTGGCCGACTCCTGAGTTTGTGACTTGCGGGCTTTGACGGCCTCGATGAGAGACTGGAAGGCTTCGTCGGCGATACGGCGGCCGGTACCACGCTTGAGGAAGAAGGCGTAACGGAGAGCCTTGAGGGCATTACGGCAGAACTTGTCTTCAAATTCGGGTGTGCTGACAACCCATACATTGTTCTCTGAACGATTGGACTTCTTGGTCCTGACGCTGATTAACTGAATCTGTTCCATAATCACATATTTTATTTGGTTTGACATTTAAGCGAACTGGTATACCTCGATGTAGGTGATGTCTGTATAGAGGCTGTAAGCCATTTCCTCTGCCTGACGGGTGGCCTCTGCGAAAGAGTCGGCCTCGACTTCGTATTCATGGCTTTCGCCGTCTTCTGTGTTGACGTACACTGTGTAGAGGTTGCCTGAATAGTATCTCTTGTTGAACAAGCGAGAGCGGCTGAAGAATGATGTCTGAACTGAAGCTGTCATAATTGTATTTTTTTAGAGATTAAACTTAGAAGCTCTGGGAGCTTTTGTAATTTTTACGTTGCTTCATTCAGGTAGGAAGTGGTAGTGCCTGGATGCAAGGAATTTCAAGGAAAATCATCGGAATACCTCATTTCCGTGACTTCACGAAAATGATGGAAGGCTGCTGATTATTTTCTGCAGAAATAATTTATGGTACTTGCAGGGCACGAGGTTCCCCTACCTTTGCAAAGGAAAAATCAAAGCCCACAGGGAAGCTGGAGAGTTCTCAGGAAAAAATAACGTGACAGCGATCAGACATCCGTTCAGCCGTCGCAACAACTATCTGGAGATACACATCAAGGCAACCAATAGGATATGTGTCAACAGAAGACAGGCCCAAGGATACGAGAGGCCAAACAAAACAGAAAGGCCACCAAGGCAGAGAAGCCACAGCAGCCCAAGACATCACCTGGAGGGTGACAGAAAACAAATGAAAGGCAAATGACCGACAAAGAAAGATGGTGGAACAGATTCCATCAGCGGTGCGGCCAGAAGTACGATCAGGGAACCATGACAGGGTGGCCATGCCCCTACCGCATATATACAACAAGGTGAGGAATGCCTACCCAGGATATTCGTTAGCCTGACCACCACGACCCCAGGCTACCGGATAACGCTCAACGCCTATGCAGAGTGTGTCGAAAGCATCAGAGCCATCGGTGCGGGCTTCCAGGCGGTCTTCCTCCGTCTCTGCGAGTTTCTCGCCCGATTTATCCTTCTTTCCGTTACGCACACCTGCAGACTGTATGGAGATGAGCAAATCAGGGTTGTTGTCGCGGTTGATGAGCACCTGATGCTGGGCGCGTCCCTTGAACATACGGTTGATCAGCTCGTTTTTCTTGATATGGTCCCAAGGATTGCCGATATATTTTTCACGGACGGCCCACTGATGACGGCGGAACATGCTCTTGATGAGTGAAGCATAGCTTTGTCCTCTTGACGACGCATATTCCTGACCGAGGAACGTGGAATCGTAGTAGAAGATGACGCGATGGGTGCGATGGTAATAGTAGTAAGCCATGAAGTCCTCGCACAGTTCCTCCAGTTTGCGGTCGTACTTGACAAAGAACGATTTCAGGACACGGAGTTTACCGTCATCGCCCACCTGGCCGCACACGAGCCAGTTGATGAGCGCGTTCGCATCGAAGGCAATGATAATCGGTTTGTCCGGCTCCAGATCGCCGTCGGTGCGACAGTCATTTGGGATGCCACCTTCATTATTGAGGGCTTCCAGCTGGAGCACCTTATTGTTCGGGGCCGTGTAGAGGTTCACCGACTCGCGCATACCGCCATAGAATCCGTCGAGGGAGATACCCACACGGATGCACATGATGGACGTCATGAAGGTAAGCAGTGGCAGTTCACGTTTCATGCGCTTGACGAACTCAGCCCCCAATACGGCGAGGTTCGTAATGCTGGAGTATTTACAGTAGAGCAAGCATTTGGAGCGGAAAAAGTTCAGCTGCTCTTCCTCTTTCCTGATTTTACGGTCATAGTAGATGGCACGTTCAGGGTGCTTTTTCAGCTTCTGCTTAAGTACCCAGATATGATTGACCAATCCCTCGATGACGCGAACCAGAGCGGAATCCATCTGCTCCTCATAGCGGAAGTACCAGGATCCTTTCTTGGTCATGGCCGTATCACTCGTGATGGTCATGCCATGATGCATATAGCACTTGCCGAAATACATCTGATTACCACGGTTCGCCTGGAACGTCTCATCTTTCAGCTGCTCGAAGTCGAGAAGCTTTGCTTCATCCAGAACCACGTAGTCGAGAGACAGTGAGTTACTGGTACCGCTTCGGTCCTGACTGACCAGGTTGATGATGGAGCCATTGTAGAATGCAATGGTATTCTCCCAGTTGGCAGGCTCGAAGATAGGTTTCTTCCATCCGAGGGCCTTCCATGGCTTTTTACCGACGATATAGTGGCGGTCACGCCTCAGGCCCCAGTTCTCCCAGTGTATCATCCACGACGGAACGATGTTTGTCAGGCCACGTTTCACGGACGGACAGACGGCAGCGCCGCAGGATCCTTCCATTAGCTGTGCAGCGGTAAGGATGCGACCTGCCTGTACGAGACCCTTGCCGAAGCCACGTCCGCATTCGGCAACGAGGTCGCGCGGCATCATCATCAGCATGTATGCCTGGCCGTCGTTCAGGTACTGCTCAAATATCGGTTCCTGCAGTTCCATCCTCTTCTACCTCTTCGTAATCCGTATAATCCTTCTCTTTCTCTATCTCACGGCTATAGCGCTTGTTCATCGTGAGGATATCCTTACGCAGTGAGGCCTCATTGTCATAGCCTGGAATCTTAAGCGCAGCGGGATTGCTGGTAAACACGACACCAAAGAGCGGGATGCGGTCGTAGTTCGTATCCGGCTCATCCTCCTTATCCGTGCGGTTATTCAGCACACGTACCTTCTCGATGGCGGCTACGGCCTTGTGCTCTCCGGCACGGCGTGCTGCCTTCAGGTCTTGTTCCAGATCCTGGTTGATCTTCCACCGCATGAAGTTACGGCTTGCCTGCTGCATGTTGCCCAGGATGATCTGCACCAGGCGCACGTCATCGTAAGCCTGTGCCCTGCCGACCTGAAACAATGCCATGTCCTGCTGCATGATATCGCGCTCGAACTTATCCGGGAACTGGAGCCAATAGGCGTACAGTCCACGCAGGCGGTGAAGCCGCTGGATGATGGTGGGACTCACTCGTTCTTCGAGGAGTTCTTCATCGCTCTTTACGATGTACTTTGTATAATCATCGAGGTTGGTAGGCAGTGGCATAGCATCTGTGTTTTAGACGGTTATTTCATTCAGGATGCGTTCGATGCGCTGCTGACAGTCAGCGATGGCTGACGGGCTGCCGGCACGCATCAGGTCCAGTTGCTGCTGGCGCAGTTCCTTATCGGTCTCTTCCAGTCCTGAGTAGTAGGCACGTCGGGCAGGATGTCCGAGGGTGTTGATATCGTCATGAAGCTGCACTTCATCAATACCCAAATGGAAAGACACCATCGATGGGGTCATTAGTGTTCTCGCGCACCTGGTTATCTCTTTCAGTAATTCTGTTGAACAGTCCATTGAGTTGTATTGAGTTTTTATCCACGATATCGCGCAATCCGCTGTAGAGGTCATAGAATGCCATCTGGTCAGTAGTTACCATGGTGCATTCCGCACGGTCGCCGTATGTCTGGTTCTGTGAGGAAATGACAGACACCAGGTGTGTGTCATTCTGCACGAGGACAATCTTCGAGTGGTTCATCCCCAGATATACGGTATCAAAGCATGACTGCATGAGCCGGTAAAGCTGCACGGTTTTCTTCGAGGCCTTCAGGTCAGCTAACAGTACGCTGTGACCAATGAGTTTCTTCTTACGGAGGTTGTAGAAGCCATTCAGGAAAGCCTCGCTGGTGCTGAAGGTGCTGACATATACATCAGCACGCCCGGTCTGCTGAAGAATCCAGTTCAAGAGACCGAGCGTATGAAGTCCAGTACCCAGATAGCACTGAGAGGCGCACTTATTCAGTGGCTGGAGTATCGTCGCTATGTTCCTGCCCCTGCCCATCTGAATCAGAAATTTCGAGTTTGATGTCAGCCTCCGTCAGCTGCTGGCGGAGATCATCCGTGATGACTTGTTTCGTGCGGATCAGCACGTCGACGCGCTGCTGTATGCGGTCGCGCAAACTCTCCAGCTCCTTAGCCTGTGCATCGTTGAATCCTTCCTGCTTGGCTGCAGCAACCAGGGCAAGCAACTTGGGCATGTTCTTGGAGATGTATGGGCGAGCTGCCTTGATATCCTTGATGTCCTGTGCAGACAGCTGTACATCATCGGCTGTAGGAGTCTGAGTACCAGCTTCCTCATTGATGTCAACGAGCACATAGTGGTCGTAGGTGTCGAAATCCTTCTTATAGGCATCCCACAGTTCGGCAATGGCCGATGTGAACTCATAGCGGTCGCAGGCTGCTGTGAGGGTCTTACAGGTCTCGTGTGCCTGTTTCATTTTCTTATAGCGCTCTGCGTTCTTATCCCAGATGGCACGGATGGTTTCAGGAAGGGTGTCATGGTCGGTACGCTTGCCGCGTGCGACGATGGCATCCGTCTGCTCATATGGCTCTTCGGACGAGAGGGCTGGAGCGGGCAGGAAACTGTCTTCAGGAACCGGGTTGTCTGGTTCTGCTGCCTTATCAGCGGCAGCCTCCGTGTCGGCGATGGCCTTGCCGATGACTGGGAGGATTTGTTTCTCCAGCTTTTTCACGTCCTCGATGTTCATGTCATTCTGAAGATAGGCCAGGTGTTTCTTCAGTTCATAGACCATTTTCTCCTCATAGTGAGAAGGCTTTCGCATCATGGTGTTGTACATGGCGCGGTTGCGGTTGCACTGCAGCACCATCATTGCACCGTCTGCCAGTTCGGCTTCAGTGTGCTTTTTCTTGGAGAGCCATTCTTCTACTCTGGCTCGAAAAAGTTTGTCTATACCCTTCATATTTTTCTAATTAAAAAGGCGGAACGAGGCAACCTTGCCGCATCCCGCCTCCGGTTTTTTTATTTATTAATTCGTATGAATAGAGAAAATGAGGCTCTATGGCTTGGCAGTAACCTCACCAGTCGTGCAGTCTAACTCACCATCTGATACAGGAAGTTTTCCGTAATAGAAGGGAGCGGGCATCTCATCATCGGCAACGATTTCAAGGGCCGTCTGGTTGGTGTCTGTGGGAGCCTGGCCGGTGTCCTGATTGGGGTTCACCTCTGCAGGGAACTCATCAGAACCGACTACGCGGAACTTACCTGTGCGGGTAGGAACCACGGCAATAACCTCAGCATTGAGAAGTTCGGCAATCAAGCCTGTTACTTCCTCTTCTGTACCAGGAGCATTACCTTTATAGGTGTTCTTGTATGTTTTCGAACCGAAGGTTCCCTGAGGTTCACATGTCAGTTGGCCATTATTGTTAATAATGTCCACCTGAATAAAGCATTTTCCCTGAGCCATCACGAAGCCGTTGGCAACATTGGTGTCTCCGGACGCGATAGTGGCGGGATATGTTGCGACATCTGAGAGCTTAGCGCCCTCTGCTGAGCGGTCTGCCAGTTTCGGGAACTTCACGATATCACGGATGTCAGCCAAATATACGCGCTTCTTTGTACCAGGAAGCGACTTCTTACCCTGGCAGAACTTGACATCCTGCAGCAGGGTTTTCTCGTTTGAACAATCTTGTGGCATTTTCTTTCGTTTTTTGATGTGAATGAAAGTGGGGCGGCAGCCCCGACGCTTTTAATCCTTAGCCGCCAGCCCCGATACCTTATTCATCAGATGGCGGTAGTGCCATCGATGGTAGCAAAGAGGATACGTTCCTTGTCGATGCTCTCGTACTGTACGCCGAAGAACATTGTGGCAATGAACTGCAGCACGAATGCCTTGAAGCGTGCCACCTCGACATTTTCCTTGTCGGAGATCTGGTCGACACCATAGAGCATGTTGCGCTTGGTGGTCAGCTGCAGGAACGGTGAGCCGTTCTTACATGACAGCGGAACGAAGGTGACGTTCTCGAAGCCCTCGATGACGTACTTGTGGAACTGCGTATTATAAGCAGTACCGCCAGTGGTGGTCTTGTAGTCCTCCTCGTAGTCCCAAACAACATGCTCAGGACAGAAGAGAAGCAATTCCTCTTCATCACGCAGGAACTCATTGGCAGCCTTACAAATGGCGCAACACACATCATAGGCATTGTTCTTGGTGATAGCCTCGATGACCTTCAGGTTACCCAATGCCTCAGTGATGGCAGCGGGCTTTGCCTCGATACCCTGAGCCACGTTTGCCTCGATGGCGGTCATCTCGGTCTTGGCGATGGTGTCAAAGCCGTTGAAGAGGTCATGCGTGGTAGTGCCATTGGCATTACGCTGGGCCTTGAACAGCTCACGATAGAGGTGGTCACCCATCTTGCGGGTAAGCATGGTCAATACCATGCGTGCCAGTTCGGTATTCTTCATACCCTCACCATGCAGTACTGAGGGACCCCAGATACTCTTCACGATGGCGTTGGGCTTGAAATTCTTCACGACACTGCCCAGATAGGTGAACAATGTACGCGGCGTGATCTTCACGTCGCTGTTATCCTCACGATCTTCATCGTAAGGTCCGAACTGCATGTCACCATCGAGCGTGCCGACGGTTTCTGCAACACGGATGCCCACACGGGGCGTCATAAACTTTAGTGCTTTCTCGGCACGCATGACCGGGATTTGAAGCAGCGGCTTGCGCAGCTTACGGGCACTCTCAGCCAGTTCCTCAAAGGTTACCTCCGGCTCCTGGATTACAACTTTAGCATTTGGCATAATCAGAGGTCTTTAATTTCGTTCAACATTGACTGTGCGGTGATCTCACCGGCACCTTCGTCTACTTTCTCTCCGGCAGGGACTTCGTCCTCTGCCCCTGCGGCCTTTTTGAGGTTGGCAATCTGCGTGTCGCGATCTTTCACGTCCTGCAGAGCTTTGTCGAGCTTCGTCTGGAGGTCTGCCTGAGCATCTTTGGCTGCTTTTTCAGCATCCTTAGCTGCCTTCAGATCCTTTCCCAGCTTATCCAACTGACCCTCAACCTTGTCCGCATCCTCCTCGGTGATCGTAATCTTACCGTCCGTCACCTCGAAGTCCTGTACAGCCAGCAAGGCGCACAGGCAAGCTAAAACTTTCTTTGTCATTGGGTTTATACTCTCATCGGCGAAAAGTTTAGGAAATCGCTTCTGCATCCACGCAGTCGCCTTCTGCATGAAACCTTCAGCTGGATTACCTTCCTGGTCCACGACGGCAGATAAACCCTCCGTCGTGTCCGCAGGCAGGGAAGGAAGACCGAAATCCTTGAATATGGAATTAGTAAAAGTTGTGCGTAAGCGGTTCGACTTCTTTTTCACGTCCTCATCCTCTACGATGTGGTCGATCAGTCCGAAGTCGAGAGCATCCTGAGGTGACAGCCAATTGGCAGCTGTCATCTTCGTCATGCAGTCCTCAACACTCTTGCCGTTTTTCTTGGCATAGAGCGAGGCAATGACGCGGTCGATGGTATCAAGATCCTTGCGCTCCTTCTGGAATGCAGCGATAATCTGGTCAAGCTGCTCTTTGTTTGCCATCTGCCACTCCAATACCTGAGTAGATACATTGTGGATGAGCATAAGTGATCCGTCAACCATGTCAACCTCCTTGGCCCCCATGGTGAGGAAGGTTGCTGCACTGGCCGTCATGCCGATGATGTGGCAGTGAACACGGCCATGGTTCTTGATATGCTGGTAGATCTGCAGGCCTGCATCGACGTATCCGCCGGGAGAGCAGACTGCAATATGAACGTCCTCATCCTTGTGGGCATCGAGGAAGTTCTTAACCTGGTTAGCGGTGGTACCACGCTGGCCAGTCCACCAGTCGAAGGCAACACCGATTTCTCCGGAAATGATAAATTGATATTCCATTGTCTACTTTTGCAAATTCTACGGCAAAGGTAGACAATGGACAAAATATAAAAAAATACCTATTATTCAGTAATAAACGGTACAAATTGCGGTGATTGCCAGTTCACTGTAACCTCAATAAGTTGGTTTTCGGTCACGTTCTCTGGTATATTGTCATTCACAGATGTAACAGGGTAAGGTCTGTCATCTATGCCAATAAGACGGTACTGACCGCTTGACATCAGACAGCGGTAAGCCCAGCGCCCTCTGCTTTTGAAGTTGTCACATGTCTTGAATGTCAACTTTGCCGACCATACGGTATTGTTGTCTTCCGTTTTATCTGTAATAGACAATTGCGCGTGTGGCTTGACATCCAACGGTTTCCAGTTGATATCTGAAGGAAGACGAACCTCCCTTTCTGAAATTCTGGTCAATCCACTGAGATTCCTGATAGGTGTTCTTTCCACCTTGGTAATGATTCTAACCTGCTTCATCTTTTATTTCTGTTTATTGCTAGTTAACGGATATGCACTATGTTTAACGGGCAGTAACGGTAATTACGTTTTTAAATGGGCTTTCACGCTCAGTAAAAATAAACGGTCTATCATAGGAGAGAAAAACAGAGTTATTTTTTGTTAAACAACTTATCGTGGTTCCGCATCCTTCTGCGAAGATCCACCCCCTTTTTCACATACGAATTCCGGATTCTGTTGTACCGCATGAGTATAGTCCTGTCATATTCGATATCGATGCCGTGCATCTCACACCAGGCATCAATGGCACCCAGAACTGAGCATCCGACATCTGACATGTCATTCAGTTCGCTCCACATCATCAGTTTGAATGTCCGTTCAATGCAGTCAACTACCGCCTCCTTTCCTTTCGAACCAAGATAGTTGTAAACGGAAGGATCCTTCTTTTCATTGTCTGGTATGCAGACAGCAGTGAGGCCATCGGCTGCCGTGTCAGGCTGCCGACCTTCTGGTAGCTTCTGCGTGAACTGTAGAATGGTGGAGTTCTCAACCGACTTAGGTTGGAACTGGACAGGGTCTCCGTAGTGGTGGTGAAGCCACTGCGCAACGAAAGGTTGTAGTTTAAGATAAACGACGAATTTGCTCATAATCATCAGGTTTTGGGTGCAAAGATAGTAATAATTTTCTAATTCTCCGTTTTTAAGCGGAAAAATCTCGCGCACACGAGGACATTATGTGTAGCAACATGTAGCAACGAGACGCAAAAAGCATTTATGCTTATTATCAATGAGTTACGTTTGTAGCATATTTGTAGAAAGCTACATTTTTGCTGCTACAATGCTACAAAAGATAATAGAAAATAGTCCGTTGCTACAAATTGCTACATCGTTGCTACAAATTTTACGTCTTTGCTACATCCATTTTCGCACTGAGAATCAAGCGTTTACAAAGTTGCTACACGTTGCTACAAATGTAACATATATGTTTTCACTTCTCAAAAGCATTTTTAAAGGCCGATAGAGCCTACTGCGCGCCCGCACAGCGCACGAAAAAGGTGGCTGCCTCACGACAGCCACCCCAACCTAAAACAAATGGACCTATGAGTAATTGACTAATATGGTGCATCTTCGTCATTCTCCCTGAAAAGCTCTCCCTGTTCCGGCTCCGGACGGGGTGGCGTATCGTTCTCTCCACCTGTATAGGTGTCGAGTATGATGCCGTATTTCTGGCTCACCAGTTCGTAGTTGAAGCACATGGGCCGGTCTTGGCTCCAGACAGTGCGGAAGCCTGCAGGCTTTCCATCCTTGTCGGTCAGCTCCTCGTGTTCTGGCACACCATTGGCATTGAACTTCTTGAAGCGCTCAGGAGAGGTGGTATAGCCGTAGTACTCCGGCGTGATCTCCAGATAGTGAAGCATGGACTCTTGCGGAAGTATCTGCTCATCCATACGACGGCCTTGTTCGCGGTAGGTGGAAAGCATGACACTCTTTCGGATCATCAGGATTGGGATGTTCTTCTCGAAGTCCATTTCCTCCTTCTGCTTCGATGTACGAAGCTTCCGCTTGTATCTTATCTTGTAGTCCTGGTCCTTCATCAGGATGCCCTTCTGTATGGCAGAGCTGATGATGTTCCAGAATCCGGCCACCTCATCGACGCTGGCCGACATCTCATTCTGTCTAAGGATGCCTTGCGTCGATAGTTTCAGCAGGTCATCGTATGAGAAAGGCAACTGCAGCACATCTTCCAGTGCTATGTAGGTGGCCAGCAGCACCGTCCAGTTGCCTTGTATTCGGTCAACGATGGCACCTTCACCACGCAGGGCATACTTCACGTCTGCCTCTGCCTTGCGCCAGGCATTACCGAAGGAGGCCTCGAACTTATCGCGGTGCTTCAGAATCTCGATGGTGATGTGAGAGGCTCCCAACATACGCCAGTGCTGCAGATCGGCAAACTCCTGGCGTTCCTGCTCGCTGAAGGAGTGCTTATCGTATGTCAGATAGATAAGCCTGGTAAACAGTGCCGGGTCTGCCGTCGGCATCTCCTGACCGGTGATGATGACAGCCGAGTCCACACGGGCCTGCTCACGCTTCTTATCCTTATCCATGTTCATGCGCATACGGCCTACACCTCCCCAGATATCTTTCAGGAACTGCAGTTTCTTGATGTCGATGCCGTTCTTGTATTCGTCGAGGTGCACCAGGGCATTCGACACGGATGCTACGGCGTCGGCCAGCGACGGGATGGATGACTCGATATTCGGTGCCTCATAGTCAATCTGGAAGAATGACATGAGCGTCTGAGCCAGTTCGGTCTTACCTGATCCGGGAGGGCCGAAGAGGTTCAGCAGCGGTATCTTCACGCTGCGCTGGCGAATGATGTCCGCGAAGAGTGAGGCCATGTAGAATGTCAAAGCCACCTTGGCATTGGGGCCGAACACACGGCAGATCTTCGTGAAGTATTCATTCAGGGATATATTTGAGTAGCGTGTGAGCTGGAACTTGCGCTCGTTTACATAAAGTTCCTTGGAAGTTTTGTAGAGCTGTGAAAGGGCAGGGAGGTAGAACTTACCGGCTTTCAGGCGCACAATACCCATCTTGTCGATATCGTGCCAGTCAGAGTCTTCTAGTGCGCCGTTTGAGAAAGCATAGAAGCCTTCCTTCTGCCATCCAAGCTGCTTGATCTCTACGGCTGTCTCAGTCACTTTCGCCAGATAGGACTGCAGCTTGATCAGTTCCTGGTCACTGGCCATCCATATATAGTTGCCGATACCCAGCAGTTTCTTCCTGAGGGATTTCGAGGATGTCAGCACTTCCATGTCCAGCTCGATGATTTCTGGCTTGTCCTCTTCCTCATTGTTGTTGATTTCGAACAGACGCACAGGCCTCAGGTCATCTTTGATGTGGAAGAGGGGCTTCAGGGAGAAATTCGACCACTGGGTTTCATCACCATCCTTGGTGGTACCGAAATAACAGTTGTGCTTCTCGATGAAGCCGAACTGTCTGAGCATATCGATATCGCCACGTTTGTTTTTGCTCGACAGTTTCTCCTGCTTGCGTCGCTTGGCTGAGTTGAAGGCGTTGCGCCACAGCTGCTTGGTACCGTCGTAGTGTGCGAGCTTCGACAGATAAGTTTCCTGCAGGTCTTCATCCTTGATGCACACCAGCAGGTCGCACACGCTGTTGATGACTTTCTGCCGGTCTTCCGTAGTGGCCTCCTTATCGAGTGACTTTTCAACGTACCACAGCAGGAACTCCTTTTCTGTGAGTCCGGCGAGGTCTGTGTCGCGGTTGATGTATTCATCAGGATCCACCTTCTTAGGATGTTCTGCTTCCAGGTCATTCGGAATCTCTCGGACGCTGACGGTGAAGCCGCATTCCATAGCCAGTGCTCCGTTCTTCAAGACGTTTTTAAAGCCGGCACCAAGTTTCTCCCCAGCTTTGGGAATGTCGCTGTCCGGAATGAAACAGAGCGTGATGTTCTGCATGCGGTAGTCCCGCAATAGCAGGAACTGATCCTTTGTCCATGCGCCACCAAGTGAAGCAATGGTATTGAGGATTCCAACAGACTGCAGCTTCATGACGTCGGGGCCTCCCTCGACCAGGAACATCTTTTCCTGACGTCTGGCCGCTGTCATGGCCTGCTCGATGCCGAAGATGGACTGGCTCTTTTTATAAAGGTCACTCTCGCTGGAGTTGATGTATTTGCGGTCATCCTCCCCGTCCATGGTACGGGCAGTGAAGCCTATGATGTTCGAGTAGCGGTCGCGGATGGGAATCATCAGACGGTTACGATAGACGCAATACAACTGATGGGATTTCTCGCTCATCTTCAGGATACCCATCTCCTGGAGTAAGTCGAAGTTCAGACCTTTCTTCTCGCAGTACTCGATGACCTTCCTGCCGTCCTCAGGGGCGAAGCCGATACGCATTTCCTTGCAGTACTCTTCATCCCATCTGCCCAGCATGTAGTCTTTTGCCGCCTTTGCCGCAGGGTCATTCTGCCACAGCTGATGATAGAACCATTGGGAAAGATAGTCATTGATGATGCGCATGGACTCCAGTTTCTTGTGCCTGGCTTCCTCCTCAGGCGTTGACTGTATGTCGGCATCCTGAAGGTCGATGTGCAGTTCATCCTTCAGCAGCTTCTTTACCGCCAGCGGGAAAGGCAGGTTCTCGATCTTCTCGATGAACTTGATGACAGTGCCGCCGTCCTGGCACGAGCCATAGCAGTGCCACAGGTTCTTAGCGGTGTCAACACAGAATGATGGAGTTTTCTCCTGATGGAAGGGACAGCATGCCCATGAGCGATGTCCCTTGCGCTTCATATCACCGACGTAGCCCGCAACAACCTTCTCGAGGTCTACGCGGTCGATGATCATGTCAATGTACTTTTGGTCTATCATAACTCTTCGGTCTTACTTGCGGTTGCAAATATAGTGATTGTCAGGCAGGATGTAAAATACACGGTTTATCCGTTCAAATCCTTACAACCTCCCTTATCTGAATATCCACATACACGTTGATGTTCTGGAACGTTCTGCGCGTCCAGTCTCTCAACTCTACAGCCTTCAGACGGCTGCATGGCAGGCTGATGGCCTCGCGCTTTTTGCCGTGCCATAGACCTGTAACTACATATAGTGGGGGGGGTATTTTCATAACTCAATCAAAGTGAATAATGCAACTCATGTACGCATCTAATACTGCTGTCATTCCACAATTTACTCTCAGATCATCATTCGCCCTTACCTCATAGATTGGCCCGTGAATCTGACGGTCGAAGCTTTGCTCAAAAGGTTCACCCAGCATAAAGTCTGCACTCATCACCATGGGAGTGTCCGGCGAGAAATCCTTTAGTTTCTCCATAACCTCTCCGACAGTCAGTGCCTTATCCGGATCCTGGTACTCAATAATCCTTCTGACGTCGAACTTAACCGGGAATAGGCGACCGTTTGGAGCCTCCTGGTAAATTGGCATTTGAAGAGCCATTGCAAGCATCAGCTCAGGCTTGCTTCCTGGCGAATTATGCCAATCCTCCAACACGAGCACGGCATCGCATTGTGCCAATTGCGCAAGATCAAGTAGCATGATCTCCTGATAGAAGGAAGTATCATAGTCAGCTGCTTGCGCCAGGCTCTCGGCATGGCGACCTAGGCCGCTGGTTGTAGGATTAAACACTTCGTGACCTTTGCTTCTTAGCATGTCCTCGGCTTTCTTGAACTTGGCAAGTGTCTCCGGACTTGGATTGTTCTTGCCGATTTTTCCGCAAACGTAAAATTTCATATTCAAATGATGTTTATCTCTTTTTTTTTCTCTTTTATTTGAATCTTCACATGGGCTGATGTGAGCCTGGTTATATCCTTTTGTCTTTAGTCTTCATAATCCAATCCTATTATATTCCTTTATGGTTGCACAACGGTGTTCATGACGCAACCGAGAATGCTCCGTGACCATCAGGTGCTTAACGTACAGCATGATGTCGAGAATCTGGGAGTCGGCAACCTTTATACGGGAAACGAAGGCTTGAGCTGCAGCCTCGAAGACAAACTCTGAAGTTTCCATGCTGACACCATAATAACGGGAGTACCAGATGATCATGTTCTTACGGATGCCCTCTACATAGAGCAGTACTGGTTTCCTGTCACCTGTCGTATAGTAGTCGCGCATCAGCATCAGTTCTGATATCTTGCGGTTGATAATCTGTAGCCTGTATTTCCCAATAGCCTTCACCCGTGACTGGACCGACTTCCTAGCGACGTCGGCAATGGTGCCAAGGTACGGACGTCCGTCATCGCCTTTCAGAACACGGACGTCCTTGGGAAGCTTGAAATAGTCAAGACCGCAGGCAGCACAGCACCAAACGCGCAGAAGAGAAACATTTCTACGCTTGCCGTCCTTGGTCAGCCCTATTACCAACCTCCCACGCAGAGTCTTCCAAGGCTTCATCTCCTTTTTGACGGATTTCATATAGCTGTACACATGACCGTTGTCAATATCAACAGCGTATCCAGGAAAGCCTATTATCTTCTTTAGCGTAACCTCACTCATTTTTTTATTGGTATAATTTTACATGATTTAAAATGTTCAATATCTCCCACGTTCTATCTTATCATTAATTGTTCCATACTTTGTCGTGGTACTCTTCGTATATAAACCCATCAGTACTGCTTGGTTTCCTATCACCATTCATCTTCTTCATATTCTTCAGGATTGCATTCGTAAAAATATGGGCACTGAACGTGACAATAAGGATGAGAGCTAGAAGGGTCTCCTTAAGTTTGTATTTCACCTTGCAACTTCCTGCACCGCATCTTTCGCATTTGTCAATCAGGAAACCGCCAAGATCGTTTCCTGCTATAGCCTCCCGAAATTTCCTTATGGCCGGGAGGCTCAAATTTCTTCTTTGTCTTTTCATACTATGGCCTCCTTTTCGTTATATACCATGCTCCCCTCAGGGTCCAACCGACATTGTTTGACAATATCACCTCCGATGACACGTTGAGTCAGCGCCTTTTCTACGATAATATAGTCAATTCTGGCAGCATAGTCCATGCCATGCTTGACTTCAATCTGAATCCGTCCATTTGTTTTTAATAATTGGATGTCATTCTTCTCGAATCGCCCGCCGGTTGTTTCTATCAGCCTTCTTCGTAGCTCTATCACCCAGCCGTCGAAGTCGCCGTGACGGAAGAAACAGCAATTATTCACGTCGCGCATCATCTGGACAGCCTCGTTCAGATATTTTGGATGCGCCTTATAAAAAAAACTGTGACAAACAATCATAACAAAACCCCCTCTCTGACCATTAGATGTTCCATACCATAGCGCTTCATCCACTCATTATAGTGGGTGATGGCAGCATCACCAGTGAGGCCTTTGCGTTGGCGGTCGGCCAGTTCCTGACGCGCCACAGCTGCCTCTTTCCTCATTTGCATTCCCATAGAGCGACTTTCTGCCTCTATGATTATAAGCTTTGCTAAAATCTTACTTTTACTCATATTCACACGGTTTTTTATTTGTTCGTTCTATATAGCAACTGCACTTCATGCACCTAGCTCCATTTATGCAGTTGCGTTTCTCTTCACACGTTTGACAATCCGGATGCATTGTTTTAAGTTTAAAGAGGCCGCCCGCCGAAAAGATTATCGACTAGTGTATTAATTTTATTATGGCTTGGCGGGACGGTCTCTGTTTCAGATATTGTGAATTCGTAAAACTCGAATGATCTCCCTGCAGTTCTTGGCGCCTAGTTTCTTCTTAAGCTTCCAGAGCTGTTGCTTAACAGTAGAAGGAGATTTCCCAAGTTCTCTTGCGATCATATCGAATGTGTCACCCCTCAGGTACAGTTTGGCGACTTCCTTTTCTGCAGGTGTCAACCTATATAGACTCTGGGGTTTACAGATGATATTCTCATCCGGGCATATCCCCCTCAGGGGGCAGCGAACTTCTTCAAAATGAAGGATGTCTCTCTCGATATCCGGAGTCAGCAGATCGTGCTCTCCGAAATTACAGCGGATAAAACGCTCGATAAGCGAGAATGCAGCAACGTCTTTAGCTGCTGACGAATTGTTCTTTGGTTTGTACAGCAAGCGAAGCCTAGCCCATGCTCCTGGGAACCTCTCTTTGATAATACCCAGCATCTCCAAACAGATGCCTGTGCTGAACCTGGTAAGCCGTTTTTCTTCGGCTTTACCCTGCTTGTAGTAAACCTTGCCGTCTGGGGAAACCCTGAACTCTATTGCATCCATACGCCAGTCTCTATGGTCTTGGTGATGTTCTCCAACTCATCACGTCGCAATTCGCTGACGTGGTTCTCCCTGAGTTTTCCGCTCATCGTAGCGGTAGGATAGTCGTACCTTTTGCTGAGGTAGCGAAGAAACTTTCCCTTCTCCTTCTTCGATAGTGACTGGTAATAAACCTTCACGTCAATGCTCTGATTTTCTGCCATAATTTTCTTGTTTATTTCGGATTAAATATTTAAATTTGTGGCAAATTTAATATTAAAAACGGAATAATCCTAATAATGACGGAAAAATCTTTCCGTCTTTAAGAGGATTTAACATAAATAGGTGTAACATGAGGTACGAATGTGTCAATGTCAATCTCGAATTCCTCAGGAAAGCCATAGCATCTCGTGGCATGACTGAGCGACAGTTTGCTATTCTTATGTGGGGAGAGGATACCCACAGAACGATTAATGATTTCCTGAGGCGTCCAAATACGACTATTGAAACCGCCATGAAGGTATGTAACATCCTGGACATATCTCTGGATGACTTCTTCGGCGGTTCGGACAAAATCGGAGCGTCTCCGTTTATTGTCGGAAATCAGAATATCATAAATTCTTCCGTCGTTAATCAGGATCCTAAATCACTTCAGGCAGAAAATAAGGCCCTGAGAATGCTGATTAAGGAGAAAGATGAGCGTATAGCTGATTTAAAAAAGGTTAAGGACGAACTGGGAACCAGACTCGATTTGGCTCTTAAACTCGGACAAAACTCGGACAAGAAATAGTATTAATTGTCAGGAAGATGAGTTAAAAACGGCTTTTGTACGCGGTTAAATAAGAGACAAAGGACTTCTTTCAGTTCCTGCCTCCGCAACCAAGAAAATGAAGTCCCAACTATTGGGACTTCATTTTCTTTATACCTCATTTTATTTTTATAGTGCCTATAAATTCACATGACCACAACAAGGGAGCGGCGTTGAGCCACAATGATTCAACGCCGCTCCCTTGTCAGAATGAAATAAATTCACTTACTTCAATTTGCTCATGACCTTCTCAAAGTACTTTTGAGTGGCCCGCTTCGTGTAGTTGATACCACCATTCCATGAACGGATAGCATGCTCTACATCGTTCTTCGGGTTGTAAAATGACTGGAAAAGGAGAAACATCTCTTTCGATTTCTTAGCACTAAAACGATCTCCCATTGAATAACGTTTTCTGCTCTTCTTCTTCTCCAAAATGCGGTTACAGTCCTCCACAAGTATCGGCGTTATCTGCATGATACCACATGACTTACCGCTTTTGTCTACTGCATCAGATTTTCCCTCACTCTCAACTTCGATAATCGCATCTATTACGTGATTCCAGTCAAAACGTGAGTTTTTGTTACCCTTTGTTCCTGCCGAAGCATCCAATGGAACTAACATCATCAGCATGCAACATACACATGCCAT